CGGAGGAGCGGTTCACTTCCTGAAGCAGACCTCGGCCGGAGCAGCCGTCAGCGTCGCCGCGGTCGCCGCTACCGACATCGGCACGAGCGGCACGCCGTCGACCTCGACGTTCCTTCGAGGCGACATGACCTGGGGTACGCCGGCAGGCGGAGGAGGCGGCGGGACGAAGACCTACGCCGCGTTCACGCCGCTCGACAACCAGCCGCCGACCTCGGCGTATGCGACGCTCGATACCAGGACGAGCGGCGTCGCCGTGCTCGACTATGACCAAGCCGCGCTCGAGTCTGCGATCTTCGTCGGCTGCCTGCCCGAGGCCGCCGTCACGACAAGCGGCCTCAAGGTACGGCTCGCCTGGACCGCCGACACCGTGACGAACACCGACGCGGTCGTATGGGCGATCCAGTGGCAGAGGATCGACACGGCTACCGACCTCGACGCCGACGCGTTCTCGAACACGGTCACGGCGACCGCAGCCGCGAGCGGCACGGCCGGCGTGCCGGTCATAACCGAGATAACGATCACGGGAACGGCGAACCTCGACTCGATCGTCGCCGGCGACTTCTACCGCATCAAGATCAGCCGCGACGGCACGAACGCCAGCGACACGCTCACCAACGACGCGTGCCTCGTCGCGGTCGAGATCCGGGACGCGACCTGATGTCACGCGACTTCAACGGAACGACCTCGTACATCGAGGCGACAAGTGCTCCAGTGACCGACGTTCCGCTGACGCTAGCGGCGTGGTTCAACGCAGATCTAGCCACGACGAATATCGTCATGCTGTCGGTCGCCGCCAGAACCGTCGACAACTCGTTCGCGTTGATCGCAGGAGGAGCCTCGCCCGGCGATCCGGTACAGGCGCAGACGAGAGTCACCTCGGGAGCAACGACGAACGCGACATCCGCGGCCGGTGCATTCACGGCGAACAACTGGTTCCACGGAGCTGCCGTGTTCTCGGCTGCCAACAACCGGCTTGCATATCGGGATGGAGTGGCTGGGACCGCCAACACGACATCGCTCACGATGTCGGGCATCGACACGCTCGGCATCGGAGTCAGGCCTGGAGCGACACGGTCGAACTACTTCGATGGCGAGGTCATGGAGGCGGCGATCTGGAACGTCGCGCTCGATGCTGCCGAGATCAAGGCACTGTCTGAAGGCTTCAAGCCGACGCAGATCAGGCCGAACGCGCTCGTGTTCTACGCGCCGATCATCCGCGAGATCGCCGACTACGCTCGCGGCGTCACGCTGAACCAGAACGCGACGACAGTCACGCCGCATCATCGGAGGTACGGGTAATGGCCGAACACGCTCGCATGGAGAACGGGACCGTCGCCGAGATCGTCGACCTCGATCCGGCCGTGCGGTACGCGTGGATCGCGGCCGGCAACCCGAAGGCCGATGTCTACCTGCGGATCATTGACGATCCGAAGCCGACCTACGACGCCGCTCGCGAGGTGCTCGTGTCCGGCTGGGGAATGGTCTCATCGGTTGGAATCGTCCGCACCTGGACGGTACGTCCGAAGACCGCCGACGAGCTGCGGCAGGTCTGGACCGCGCTCGACTTCCTCGGACGGTTCAGCACGGCCGAAATGGCGCAGATCGAGACGGCTCGCGAGAGCGACGAGATCGTGCAGTCGTTCTACCGTGCGGCGCTGGCGGCGCAGGAGGTCGTCTCGGACGATCCGCGTACGGTCGCCGGCGTGAACTACCTCTCGGCGATCGGCATCCTCACGCTTGCTCGTGTCAACGAGGTGCTCGGCCGCTAGACTGCCGGGCATGGGAAGAACCTTTATCGATCTGCCGTGTTCCGGCATCGATCCCGAACTGCTACGCGGTCAACTCGGCGCGGATCGGTTCGTGATCGAGGCGTACAACCGGAAGCAGCACGGGACGTTCCTCGACATCGGAGCCGGCGAGCCGATCCGACTCTCGAACACGCTCGCGCTTGAACGCGGCCTGAACTGGACCGGCGTCCTTTGCGACATCGAGCACCACGAGGCGCTCCGTCGCGAACGACGCGCCGGCTTCGTGCTGCCTGACGCTCTGCTCGTCGACTGGAGGACGCTGGTCTCGACCGTGTTCCCGAGCGGCCGCTGCGACTTCCTGTCGCTCGACCTGGAGCCTCCGACGCTGACCGAGTACGCGATGCGTATCCTGCCGTGGGACGCGATCCGGTTCGGCATCGTGGCGCTTGAGCACGACTCGTACCGCGAAGGCGGTCCGGCTCGGCAGGAGCGTATGCGTGCCTTTATGGAGGCCAACGGCTACGAGTTGTTCGCCGAGGTCGCTCATGATGACTGGTGGGTCGATCCGCAGGTCTTCGATGTCGAGGAACTGCATACGCGGTTCTTCGAGCTGCTGGAGGTCACCGAGTGAACATCCGAGACCGCATCAAGGAACTGCGTCGCGTACCGGCTTCTAGCCTGCGACCGAACCCGAAGAACTGGCGTACGCATCCGAAGGAGCAGGCCGACGCGCTCCGCGGCACGCTCGCCGAGATCGGCTTCGCCGAGGCGCTCGTCGCTCGCGAACTTGAGGACGGTACGCTCGAACTGATCGACGGACACCTACGCGCCGAGACTGTCGGCGATACGGCCGTGCCGGTCCTGGTTCTCGATGTTGACGAGGCCGAGGCCGACAAGTTGCTCGCGACGCTCGATCCGCTGGCGGCGATGGCGACGGTCGATGCCGACGCGCTCGCGTCTCTGGTTGCGACGGTCGAGACGGACAGCGAAGCGTTGCGGCAGATGATCGACGACCTGTCCGGATCGTACGACATCGACGCAGTAGAGCCGCCGCAACTGCCGAGCGATGATCGAGAACCGTTCCGGCAAGTTACGTTCGTGCTGCATGACGAGCAAGCCGAAACAGTGGACGCCGCGATTCGCAAGGCAAAGCAGTCAGGAGGCGATACCGGAGACCTCAACGAGAACGGCAACGCCAACGCCTTGACGTTCATATGTGCGGCCTATCTCAATGGGTGACGCTAAGACCATCATCGTCAAACCGATTTCCGCGGCGGACGGAAACCGCATCATTCAAGACCTGCACTACTCCGGAAAGATCGTCCAGAACTCGCAGGTCCATCTCGGCGTATTCATGAACGGACGATGCGGAGGAGCGATGCAGTTCGGCCCGTCCTTGGACAAGCGGAAGATACAGGGTCTCGTACGCGGCACGCGATGGCATGAGTTCATCGAGTTGAATCGCATGGCGTTCGCGGATTGGCTTCCACGGAACAGCGAGAGTCGCGCAATCGGCTTTGCGATGCGATGGCTGAAGGCGACGTATCCGCAACTCCGGTGGGTAATCTCGTTTGCTGACGCGACACAATGCGGAGACGGAGCGATCTATCGAGCGTCAGGCTTTGTGCTAACGGCCATAAAAAAGAACAGCCAACTATTCAAGTTCGGAGATGGAACGATTGCGCACAAGATGACATATAAGACGGCAAGGCCAACTCCGCAACAAAGAATCTTGCGAGCAAGATTGAAGATGCCTTCCGCTTCGGTAGAGGCATTGATGAAAGCGGCCGACGCAAAGCCATTGCCAGGATTTCAACTCCGTTACATTTTCTTCATAGACCGCGACGCGCGTCGCGCGCTATCGGTTCCGGAGATACCATTCGCCAAGATTCGCGATATAGGCGCAAGCATGTATCGCGGAGCCAAGCGCGCCGGAAGTGCTGAGGGCGGCACGCCGGGCATCCAGTCCGGAAGGGACGGTTCAACTCCGATCCCGGCGCTTGACACTCAATGAGCGACACCGAGCCAACCGTCGACGCGTCCGCGATCGTGCCGCTCGCACGGCAGATCGAGCGCGACGCCGGTCACGACCGGCAGACGCTCCAGATGCTCATACGTGCGGTACGCAACCGCTGGCCGATCCCGGACGACATCCGATCGGCCGCACCGCTGATCGCGAAGCGGATCGCGCTCACGGGCAAGACCGACCGCGAGAAGCTGCGAGCGATCGAACTGCTCGCGGCGCTCGACCGCGACAACATCAACGCGCTCGCGACGCTGGACAAGATCGAGCGGCTCGAGGGCGGCGAGGCGACCGAGCGGATAGAACTCGCACCGGTCCGAATCGGAGTGCGCGACTAGCATCCATGCAGGCCGCGATCGAACTCCCGCCGCTGTACCGGAAGCAGCACGACGCGATCTGCGATCCGGCCCGGTTCGTCATCATCGAGGCGAGCACCAAGAGCGGCAAGACCGTTGGCTGCCTGCTCTGGGTACTGGAGTTCGCCTGGAACCGCCCGAACTCGGTCTGCTGGTGGGTCGCGCCGACGTTCGAGGTCACCAAGACGGTCGGCTTCGAGCGGCTCGCGGCGATGCTCCGGGACGCCGATCCCGAGAAGCGGATCTGGGAAGAGAACACGTCGCGTCTCGTCATCAAGCTCGCGAACGGCTCGAAGGTCGCGTTCAAGTCGGCAGACAACCCCGACACGCTCTACGGCGAGGACGTTCACGCCGCGGTCATCGACGAGGCGACACGCTGCCCGGAGGAGTCGTGGCACGCGGTCAGGTCGACGCTGTCGGCGACACGCGGCCCGTGCCGGATCATCGGCAACCTCAAGGGCCGGAAGAACTGGGCGTACCGGCTGGCGAGGCTTGCCGAGGCCGGAGCGGAGCCGGACTGCGCGTACCACAAGTTGACCGCAGCCGACGCGGTCGCCGGCGGCGTGCTCGCCTCGGACGAGGTCGAGGCGGCGAAGCGGCAACTGCCCGACCACGTGTTCCGCGAGCTTTACCTCGTCGAGGCGTCGGACGACGGCGGGAACCCGTTCGGCCTCGACGCGATCCGTGCGGCGATCCGACCGCTCAGCACGGCCGAGCCGGCTGCGTTCGGGATCGACCTGGCCAAGACGACAGACTGGACCGTGATCCTCGGCCTCGATGCGACCGGCACGGTCTGCTACCTCGATCGCTTCCGGCTCGACTGGCAGGCGACACGCGAGCGGATCGCGTCCACCATCGGCAAGGTTCCGACGATGATCGACTCGACCGGCGTCGGCGATCCGATCGTCGAGGATCTCCAGCGCGGCAGGCCCAACGTCGAGGGGTTCAAGTTCACCGCGACGAGCCGTCAGCAACTGCTCGAAGGACTGGCCGCGGCGATCCAGCGGAGCGAGGTCCGGTTCCCTGACGGCTTCCTTCGAGTCGAGCTCGAGGCGTTCGAGTGGGAGTCGACGCGTACCGGCGTTCGATACACTGCACCAGCGAGTATGCACGACGACGGCGTTATGGCGCTCGCCCTGGCCGTACGTCGAGCGGCGAACCGGCCGGCCACGTTCCGCTTCCGAGTCATCTGATGCTCGATCGAATCCGATCCCTCTTCCGACGCAAGCAGGCCGAGCAGCAGCAGGTCAACCGCTACCTTCGGGCGTCGCTCGGGATCATCTCCGGCGGTTCGGGCATCGATCATCGGCCGGTCTACACGGCGACCGCAGCCGTCCGCAAGTACCGCTCGTGGGTGTACGCGGCTGCCCAGATAAACGCGTTCGGCGTCTCGGCCGTGCCGCTGCGGCTGTATGTCAAGGGAGGCACGGGCCGCAAGTTGTACCGGACGGCGAAGCCTGCCAAGGGACGAAAGGCGTACCTCCTCGGCGATGCCGCTCGCACGCCATCTCGTTCCGTGATGACGAAAATGCATGACTTCGGAGCCGACTTCGAGGAGGTCACCGAGGCGCATCCGGTCCTCGACCTGCTCCGCAAGGTGAATCCGGCGATGAACGGGTTTGACCTGGCCGCGACTCGTACGCTCTGGCAGGAGTTGACCGGGAACGCGTATCTCCACGTGATCCCGAACACGCTCGGCGTGCCGGCCGAACTCTGGCCGATGCCTCCGCAGTGGGTCGAGATCATTCCTGATCCGCAGAAGTTCATCGCCGGCTACCTGTACGGCCGCGAGACTCAGAACAAGGTCACGCTCGCGCCCGACGAGGTGCTGCACTTCAAGCGCCCGAACCCGGCTGACCTGTTCTACGGTCTCGGCAAGGTTGAAGCGGCCTGGGGCGCGGTCGACCTGAACGACGCGTTCCACGAGATGGACCTTGCGTTCGCGGCGAATCACGCTCGGCCCGACTACCTCGCGACGATCAAGAACGAGGACGCATCCGAGGACGCGATCGCCGAGTTCGAGCGAGCCGTGAACGAGCGGCTCCGCGGTCCAGGCAAGGCCGGCAAGTTCATCGCGTTGACCGGACAGGTCGACCTAAAGCCGATGGCGTTCCCTCCGAAGGATCTTGGCGGTCGCGACGAGATCGTGGAGGAGATCGCGGCGATCTTCGGCGTGCCGGTCACGATGCTCAAGGCGAACGATCCGAACCTCGCGAGCAGCACGACCGGCTTCGCGCAGTGGCGCGAGTCGACGATCCTGCCGCTCCTGCGGCTTGACGAGGAAACGCTGAACCAGAAGCTGCTTCCGATGTTCGGCCTACAGGACGAGGCGGTCCTCGCGTACGACGATCCGGTCCCGGCGAACCGGGCGCTCGACTTGCAGGAGCATCAGGGACTCATCTCGTCCGGCGTGCTGACCATCAACGAGGTTCGCGAGCTCCGCGGCTTCGATCCCATAGACCATCCAGACGCCGACGCACCGATCGTCGGCGGGATGCCGCTCGGCAGCGGCCTCGATCTCGGCGGCGACCTGACGGACGCGCCGACGCAGGCCGCTCCCGAGACGGCTCCGACCGTCGAGCCGACGCAGCCGGCGGCTCCGGTCGAGAAGGTCGAGCCACTCAACGGCGCCCAGATCCAAGCGGCACAAGAGATCCTGCTCGCGATCACGGCCGGATCTCTGGCTCCTCAGGCTGGCGAGGCGCTCCTCGTAGCGGTTGGTCTATCGCCGGCTCAGGCGGCTCGTATGGTGGCTGCTCAGGCGACGATACAACCTTCGGACGTGCAGCCGGTCCCGGAGGCCACGGTTGCGGCCGAAGCGCCTCAGGAGGCCGTAAAGGCGATTACGGCGGACGCTCCGGCCCGGTACGAGGCGATAGACTTCACGCCGACCGAGGAGATGTCCGAGGCGGCCGATCGCGGTCTCAGGCTCCGCGGCGAGTTCAACCGAGGCGGGACCGAGGTCGGAGTCGCTCGAGCGACGCAGCTCAAGAACCGCGAGGTACTGTCGCCGGACACCGTCCGTCGCATGGCGTCCTACTTCGCCAGGCACGCGGTCGACAAGCGGCCCGGCTGGGACGATCCGAGCGATCCTTCGGCCGGGTTCATCGCGTGGCTGCTCTGGGGCGGCGACGACGGCCGCGACTGGTCGGCTCGCGTCGTCGAGAGGATGGACCGTGCCGACGACGAGACGGACGGCACGAAGCAGGCTGACGACTGCGTCTCGGACAAGGTCCGAACGCTAATGGACGAAGGCTATCCGCAGGACCAAGCGGTCGCGATCGCGATCGACTACTGCGAGTCGAAGAGTAAGAAGTGCGGCTGCTCGCACGTGAAAGGCGAGACCATTACACAATCGCAGGCGTGGCAGGACGACGGCTTCCACGCGAAGGCCGCAGGCTACAGCCGCGACGAGATGCGGATCATCCGGCAACTGGAGAGGACGCTCGTCAAGGTCGGACGCGATCGCATCGGCTCGGTCGTGAGGGCGCTTCGCGGGAGCGGCCTGGAGGGATCGGCGCTCTTCGATCGAGCACGGCAGGAACTCGCGATCGCGAAGTTCTCGCAAGACCTGAAGGACGCGGCGAAGCCGCATATCGAGCAGGTCATGAAACTCGGCGGAGATCGCGGCATCTCATCGATCGAGGCGGCCTTGCGTCGTGCAGATCGCGACGTCGCCGAGGCTATCGGCTTCGACTTCGCGAACGACGAGGTGCAGCGCTGGGTCAACAGGTCGACGACGCGACTCGCGAACAGCGTCGGCGGAACGACCGTACGTCGCGTCGAGTCGATCCTCGGTCGCGGCCTCGAGCAAGGCAAGACGATCGACGAGATCGCCGACGACATCGAGGCGAAGGGATTCGATCCGGCTCGCGCCCAGACCATCGCTAGGACCGAGTCGGCACGAGCCTACGTCGAGGGGCAGGTTCAGGCCTGGAAGCAGACCGACATGGTCACGGGCAAGAAGTGGCTCGTCGCGCCCGAGGCATGTCCCTTCTGCGAGGCTGTCGGACGCGAAGACCAGACGAAAGGCATGAACGACGCGTTCTACAAGGTCGGCGACGTCATAACGGCCTCGGACGGCTCGCGCTTCGTCGTCGACTTCGACAACGTGACCGGACCGCCTCTGCATCCGAACTGCCGCTGCGACATCATTCCCGTCCTCGAGGATCTGCCCGAATGAACCGTAAAGACTTCAAGGCCGAAGGCGAGATCGTCGGAGGCATGTTCAAGGCGACCATCTCCACCGACAGCGTAGACCGCGACGGCGAGGTGATGGTTCCGGCCGGCATGAACGCGAAGGACTACGAGCGGAACCCGGTCCTCCTCTGGAATCACGACACGTCGCAGCCTGTCGGACGGGCCGTCACGCTCAAGCGCGCCGATCGCGAGATCGTCGCCGACTTCGAGTTCGCCAAGCGACCGGACGACTTCGACGGCGACTGGTTCCCCGACTACGTCCGCGGCCTGGTACAGGCGAAGGTGCTCCGCGGCGTCTCGATCGGCTTTGTGCCGATGGACGGCGGCGAGCGGCTCGCGACGAAGGGCGACGTTGACAAGTACGGGCCGGACGTGCGACGCGTCTACTCCAAGTGGAAGCTGCTCGAGGTCTCGGTCGTGAGCGTGCCGGCGAATCAGGACGCGCTCATCACGGCGGTCCAGAAGGGCTACGTGACGCGAACCGCTGTTGAGCGCTTCGGTCGCGTCGACGTTCCGGCGAAGATCGAGCGACCGCCTGTCAGGAAGTTCTCAATCGCGGTAAGCGTGCCGGCGATCGGACGCGAGATCGCCACGAGGATCGCTCGCGAGGAGATCGCGAAGGCACGCGGTCGCATCGTGCTATGATCGCGTAGCCTTGCCCGGACGAGTGGCTGAATGCCGGATCGGTGCGGCGGCGCTGAGTCGTCACATTCGCACCAACCGGGATTCACCATGAAGACCAAGTCCGTTTCCGAGGTCCAGGCCGATCTCCAGAAGATCGCCGACCAGAAAGGCGCCGCCGGCTTTGAGCAGGCGAAGGCGCTCTACCTCGAGGGCGTGCTCGTGACCGATGCAGAGGGCAACCCTCTCGCGCCGGATCAGATCGCCTACGAGGTCAAGCTCATGCCGGCCACGGCTGCCGAGGTCGAAGTCGAGGAGGACGCCGTCAAGCCGTCCGACGAGATGCCGATCGAGGACGCCGAGAAGGCCGTTCGTAACACCGTCCAGAAGACCATCGCCGCGGAGGTCAAGGCCGCCGCTGCACCGAGGATCACCATGCCCGACCAGATCAAGATCGACGGCCGCGCCCGTCACCTCAAGTCGGCCGAGGAAGCCTATCGCTTCGGCCGCTTCATCATGGCCGCTCGCGGCCACCGCAAGAGCCTCGACTGGTGTCAGTCGAACGGCATCGTCACCAAGGGCCACACCGAGAGCGTGAACAGCGCCGGCGGCTTCCTCGTCCCTGACGAGTTCGAGTCGTCGCTGATCTCGCTCCGCGAGCGCTACGGCGTGTTCCGCCGGAACGCGAAGAACGTCCCGATGTCCAGCGACACCAGGCGGATGCCGCGTCGCAAGACCACGCTCACCGCCTACGCGGTCGGCGAGGCTGCTGCCGGAACCGAGTCGCAGCAGGTGTTCGACCAGGTCAACCTCGTCGCGCAGAAGTTCATGGTCCTCACGACAGCGAGCAACGAGCTCAACGAGGACGCCATCGTGAACCTCGGCGACGACATCGCGAACGAGATCGCGTACGCGTTCGCGCTGAAGGAGGACGAGTGCGGCTTCAACGGCGACGGCACGTCGACCTACGGCGGAATCGTCGGCGTCATTCCCGAGATCGAGGGCATCTCGTCGGCGGCTGGAATCAGCGATGCGGCTCTGACGAGCGCCTATTCGGATTTCGACATGGCGGATCTCATGGCGTTCGTCGCCAAACTGCCGGCCTACGCCGACTCGCCGAACTGCAAGTTCTACTGCTCGAAGGCGTTCTATCACGCCTGCCTCGAGCGGCTCGTCTACGCCTCGGGCGGCGTGACCGCTCGCGAGCTCAAGGACGGGACCGCGACTCCGACCCTGCTCGGATACCCGGTCGAGTACGTGCAGGTCATGCGTAAGACCTTTACCGCCGACACCATTCAGTGTCTCTTCGGCGATCTGGCGATGGCCGCTTACTTCGGCGACCGCCGTCAGACCTCGATCGCCTTCTCCGACTCGGCGCTGAACGCGTTCGAGCAGGACGAGGTCGCCGTCCGCGGCACTGAGCGGTTCGACATCAAGTGCGCCAACCTCGGCGACGCCACGGACGCCGGTCCGATCGTCGCGCTCAAGCTCTGATACATCAGCCTTCTTCCCTCGGCGGAGTCCGGCTTCGGCCGGCTCCGCCTTGAAAGGATCCTCTACCCATGTCCGTTCCTGCTCAGAACATCAAGGCTCGCGTCGCTCTCGTCCCGCAGACGGTCGGCTCGTCCACGAATAACGTCTACGGCAACACGCTCGACGTGCGCGGCTTCGACTCGGCGACCTTCATCATCGGCGCTCGCTCGGCGACCGCGACGAGCGTCCCATCGCACGTCATCATCGAGCACGCCGACGACACGAATAGCACGTCGTTCGCTGCCATCACCACCATCTCGTCGGGCCTTCCGACGCAGATCAACAGCACGGCGCTTACGAACCAGGACGCATTCGCCGTCGTGAACGTCGACCTCCGCGGCAAGAAGCGCTATCTGCGCCTCGGCCTCCGCGCGTCGTCGAACACGCCGACGATGGATGCAGTCTGCATCCTCGACAATCCCGGACAGGCTCCGGTCAACGCGACCGCTGCCGGCGCGCTCCTCTTCAACGCGGCCGGCTGATACGATCCGCACCGCACGGGATCACGGCACGGCCGGGCGTCACGTTGGCGCTCGGCCGTGTCTCTTACAGGGAAGCGGAAACATGCTCAGCGTCTGGAAAGAAGGGCAGGCCACCGAGTATCCGATCGAGCAGGCCGGGAACCTGCCGGTCGAGGACGGCTCCTGCGACGCGATCGAGGTGCGGGAAGGTCTGGAGCGGTTCGTCGGCGAGGCCGCTACGCAAGCCGTTATGCGCTGGACAGCGAAACTCCGCGAGGGAGCGGAGTTGCGTGTCAGCGTGCCGGACTTCGATCGAGCCGTCGACGCGTACAAGAACGGCACGAGCCACGAGATCGAGCCGATCGTCTGCGGCAAGACCGGCGAGCACGGCTCGCTCTGGAACCGGACGAAGGTCATCGAGACGCTTCGGAAAGCCGGTCTCGACGACTGCCAGCCATGGCCGGACGGAGAAGGCCAGTGGACGATCGGTATCGCGGCCCGGAAGGTTCCTCCGATACACACGCTACCGAACGTCGAAGCGCTGATATCGATGCCGCGGCTCGCCTGGACGGAGAACATGTTCTGCGCGATCGGCGCTCTCATCCCGCTCAAGATCAACATCACGAAACACACGGGCGCATTCTGGGGCCAGTGCCTGTCGCGGCTGCTGGCCGAGGCGATCAAGAAGCCGACCTGCGAATGGGTGCTCACGCTCGACTACGACACGATCTTCCAGAAGGAGGACGTGGTCGCTCTGTACCGGCTGGCGACCGAGCGGAACCTCGACGCGGTCGCGGCGATGCAGATCGGCCGCGAGCGGCAGACCGTCCTCATCACCTGCGAGGACGCCGAAGGCAACGCGCGTACATCGCTCACGTCCGAGGAGGTCAACGCGCCGGCGCTCGAGGTCGCGACCGCGCACTTCGGCCTGACCCTGATCCGGGCGGAGGCGCTGCGGAACCTGCCGAAGCCGTGGTTCCATGGCCAGCCTGCGCCGGACGGAACCTGGGGCGAGGGCCGCGTCGACGACGATATCCAGTTCTGGCGGCAGTGGAAGCGATCCGGCTACAAGGTCTGGCAGGCGAACCGCGTCCGCATCGGTCACATGCAGGTCATGATCTCGTGGCCGGACGAGAGGTTCGCCGCGCGACACCAGTACCATAACGAGTACGTCACCAGCGGGAAGCCGGCATACGCGAGGACTTGAATGGCCGTCGACGCGAACTCACTGACCACGCTCGCGAACCTCCAGTCGTACCTCGGCATCTCTGCCGGCGTAGACGAGACGATCCTCGAGCGCTCGATCGACCGTGCTTCGGCCTTGATCGAGGCCATCCTCGGAAGGCCGATCAAGGCGCGGAACCTGTACGAGTGGCACGACAGCCTCGGCACGGATCAGATCGGCGTCAAGGTGCGGCCGATCAACCACGTGAAGTACGTCGCGTTCGGCTCGCAGAACGCGCTCAGCGTGTCGGCGGCGTCAGGCTCGACGGACATCCTCGCGACGGTCGAGGTCACGCCGAGTCATATCAGGCTCTTCCGCGTCACCTCGACCGGCTCGGAATCGACCGAGCAGGTCCAGTTCACGAACCACGAGACGACTGCGGAACTCGCGACACATATCAACGGCGTGACCGGCTTCGAGGCGTCGGCCATCGAGGACTTCTCCGCGTACCAGTTGCATCCTCGGGCCGGCGTGAACGTGCTCACGACGACGGCCTACCTCTCGGCAGCCTGGGACACGACCGCGGACCTTCGCGTCGATCAGGAGGCCGGCATCATCTCGATGGTCTCGGACGCGTTCCCGAGCGATCACTGGGCGACCGAGTTCCCTGCCGAATACCGCTCGGTCCTCGTGGCCTACAACGGAGGTCACGATACGGTCCCGTTCGACATCGAGCAGGCGTGCCTCGAAACGGCTGCGAGCCTGTACCGTGACCGCAAGAAGGATCTCGGCGTGACGAGCGAGAGCCTCGGCGACTACTCGTACAGCGTCGCCGCGACCGGTCGCATCGTGCAGCAGATTCGCGGCATGCTCGGAGCAAGGGTACGCATCCGATGACCATCGGCTCGCTGATCTCGGCCTATGGTCGGACGATGACCAGGACGCGTCCGGTCTGGATTCGCGACGAGAGCGGCGGCGCGGCTCAATCGACCACGGCAGGCACGACGACGGCGACGATCACCGGCTACCTCCAGATCGGCGGAGGCGGCGTGTCGCTCCGGTACGGACGCGAGAACGTCCGCTTCGGCGCGACGCTCTACTGCGACGGCTCGCAGGATCTGAAGGCGAACGACGTGCTCACGGTCACGATCGCGAGCGAGGTCCGCACGTATCGCGTCGACTCGGTTCGCGTGCCGGACGACCGGTCGACGGCCGACAACCTGTATCACCTGATCGCGACGCTCGAGGAGGATCTGCCTCGTGGCTAGCGGCTCCATTGGCGGTTCTCGATGGTCGCTGCCGACGCAGACGCTCGTACGGGCCGTGATCGATGGCGCGGCTCGAGGAACGCAGCGGCTCATCCTAGAGGCGCAGATCGAGGTCAAGAAGAACCTCTCACATGCCGGCTCGGGCAGGAAGCATCCAGGCCTGCGGTATACGAGCAGCGCTCCGGGACAGCCTCCGGCCGTTCAGACAGGGACGCTCCGCCGGTCGTGGCAGACAGGCACGGTCCGAAAGGTCGCGGCCGGAATGCGGCTCGGCTGGCGGCTCGGCTCGAACCTGCGATACGCTCGGCGACTGGAGTTCGGAGGCGGCTTCATCGCTCCGCGGCCGTATCTGCGTCCGGCGCTTGACAGGATCAGGCCGAGAGTCGATCGCGTGATGAAGGCATACATCGGCCAGGCGCTACGACGGGCAACGGGTGCGATCAGATGAAAGCGATACTCGACACCATCGCGGCCGGCATCGCGGATACCGCGTCGACCTCGTGGTTCCAAGGTCTCGGAGGACGCGTCTACGTCAACGAGGCGCCGGGCGATACGGCGCTGCCGCTGGCCGTATATGGCGTCGTCGACCATCGGATCGAGCAGACGTTCGGGACCGATCGCGAGGCGTTCTCGATCGAGTTCACGCAGTACCATCCTCACACGTCCGGCGTCGCCGTCGCGCTGGCATCGGCCGAGAAGCTCCATACGCTGCTCGACGATAAGGCGCTGACGGCTACCGGCTATGATCGAATCGTGATCCGGGCCGAATCGCGGGGCGTTCCCGCGATGGAGGACGACGCGATCTCGACGACCTCGCGGTTCCGACTGACCGCTATCAAGGGTTCCTGACATGGGCTACCTCGTTGGCAATGACGGCGGCGTACATCTTGGCTCGCACTTCGCGCAGTTCAACACCTGGAACGGCACGTTCTCGCGACAGGTCTCGGACATCACCGGCTTCGGCGATGCCGGTCGGCGTCGGAAGCTCGGCGTCTGGGACGCGAACGGCTCGGCCGGCGGCTTCATGCTTGCGGATGCCGCGAGCAATAAGCCGGGCATCAACGTCACGAACTGGCAGACGGACGGAAACGCGATCTACCTGCACGCTCGCGGCAGCGGCGCGGCTACGGCTGCGACCGCTTGTACGATGTCGATGACGGCAATCATTTCCGAGGTCGCGCTCAGCAGCACCAAGACCGGCGAGGCTGCGATATCGTTCAACTGGGCGCTAGCAGGCGGCGCGGTTCCGACCGAGACTTGGGACGAGACTTGAGGCTCTGGCCGACGACGGTACTCACGCCAGACGACTGGATCGCGGAGGTCGTGTTCAGCGACGGCACGCGATCTCGACTTGGAATCTCGCCGCATCTCAGCGAGTCCGAGGCGCTCGAGCGCGTTCGGCATGTCGTCGGCTGGCGGAACAGGACGCGACAACTTGTCGACGTTAGGCTACGGCGACGCGTGCATGCGTTCGGCTCGGTCGCCGAGATGCACGTCGAGAACCGAGGGAGGCTCACGAAGTGAAGACCGTAGACATCGGAGGCGGCGTCTGCCTGCGACTCCTGACGATCCGCGACATGATCGACCTGACGGAGCAGGCATGGCACGCGGAACGGCGCTCCGTGCTCGAGGATCTGGACACGTCGCAGGCCATGCCCGAGCAGCGGCTCGCGGCGCTTCGCGAGCATTCGACTCGACGCGGGACCGCGATAGTGCTCCTGCTGGCGACGATGCGACTTGAGTTCGCGGCCGAGATCATCAGGCGAGCCGGCAAGAATGCCGGGACCGATGTCGAGGTCGCGCTCGGCTCGATGACGCCGGCCGAGATCATCCGCACGGCGCAACGGCTGGTCGGCTACGAGATGAGCGAGGAACCGCAACCGGGAAACGGCAAAGGTCCGGCGAGTTCGACGACCTGACTCGGCCGGACTACATCGGAAGCGCGGCGTTCGTCGCGAAGCACGCGCCCGGCTTCGGCGATCCGCTGGGAATGCCGGTCGACATGTTCGCGGAGGTCTGCGACGCCGTGTGCGATATGCTGCGTGGCGAGAACTCCGAAGGCGGTCGCGCGGCCGTCGATCGCGAGATGAGGCGGCTACTCAATGACTGACGCGGCATTCATCTCGGTCCTCATCTCGGCGGATCTGGCGCAACTGGAGGCCAACCTACGCCAGGCCGAATCGAGCGTCGCGCGGTCGACGGACAGGATGACCCAGACCGTACAGCGGTCCGGCCTGTCGCGAGCGTTCGCGGCCGCGACCGATCCGGCCGTACTGAATAAGTTCGCGAGAAGTCTTTCGGCGGTCGCAGTCGCGACGCAGGGCGACTACTCGACGACGGCGAACGCCGTGACGAGCGTCAGTACGGCGATGGCGATGCTTCCGACGCCATATCTGAAGATCATCGGTCTCGCCGGCGTCCTGACCGGCCAGGCGCTCGGATATCGCGATGCGGTGCTCGAAGCGGTCAAGGCGGAAGAGGAGCGGTTCCGCGCCATGAAGCAGCAGGTCGACGACCGTACCGAAGCGGCGTCGCTTGAGGTGCGCAACCTGCGCGACATGCTGGCCATAGAGAAGGAGATGGACCCGATCCGGAAGCGCGAGTTGCAACTCGAATACGAGAAGCGACAACTGCGCAGCGAGATGCTCGAGATGGCCGACCAGATCGACGCGAAGACGAGCCGCAACCTGTATCTCGCGAGGGAAGCTCTGCTCATCGAGAAGGCGAGGCAGGATGTCGAGGCGATACGGGCGAAGCAGGCCGACGAGGCCGCGAGGCTGGCCGAGGAGGAAGCGCGACGGAAGGCGGCGATGCAGGCTCCGAGCGCGGCCGGGATCGGTCTCGCGAACTCCGTGACGACCAGCATCGGAGGCATGTTCAACTTCGCGCAGAACAACATCCTCCGCGGCTTGCAGACTGCGGCGATGCAGCAGGCCGGATACCAGGCGAACCTCGTCCTCACCGCGCGCGAGATCCTCCAGATACTCAGGAACCAAGGGACGGTCATCACGTGAGCGTCAACGTCGTAGAACAGCTCGGCAGCCGAAGCGTCTCGAGGACGCAGGGCAAACTCAAGGCGACGCGTACGTTCCATGTCTGGGATTCCGCGACGCCGCTCACGACGCCGAACGAGATCTCGCAACTCTTCGGCGCGTACGGTCTGCCGTACTTCGGCGAGCCGTTCCCAGGCACGACGAGCCTCGGAGCGACCGACTGGAGCATCGCACGCGTCGACGGGCAGAACGACCTATGGTCGGTGACCTGGGAATATCAGGAGGTCACCGGAGGCGGAACGATCGTTCAACCGCCGCCGCCGGCGCCGGACGAGCCGACCGATGCGGCCGTTCACGGATACATCGAGGTCAACGCGTCGCTCTCGGCGTCGCACGTCGACACGTGGCGCGCATTCGACAGGGCGACCATAATCGCGCAGTGCGCTACGGGCGGCCGGCACGCTCGCGGAATCCCGGATCAGCTCAACATCGGAGGAACCCATATCGACGCCGGAGGACACCCGGTATCGATGATCCTCCGGCAGTTCGAGGTCAACATCACGCTCGTCCGCGACGGCAGGTTCAAGCCGCGGAACCTGCTCGCGTTCGTCTGGAAGCGGAACGAGACTGACTTCCTCGACTGCGAGCCGGGCAGCGTGCTCTACTGCGGTGCGGCCGTCAACCGCATCGGGGAACGGAAGTTCCAGTATGCGCACAAGTTCGTCTACGACCAGTTCTTCCACATGCGGCAGGTTCCGATGCGCGACATGAACGGCGAGGCGCTGCTCGGGCCGCGACCGGGATCGCCCGGCATGTCATCCGCCGAGGATGTCCGGTTCGTCCAGCCGTTCCCAGACCTGACCGAGTTACGCAACATCGATACGCTCTTCTTGAAGGTGACCTGACATGGCGAACGAGATCTCAATCACGCATCGACTCCAGATCGCGAAGGGCGCTTTTCAGTTCTACTTCGCGCCAAGCACCCTCCAGGCCGATCTCGCGAGCGAGGCTTCGGCCGGCGGGAACCAGGTCATCGGCTCGACGCCCGAGGCGCTCGACCTGAACACCGACGTATCCGCGAACGGCATCGCGTACTTCCAGAACCTGTCGACCGCGATTCCGATCGAGATCGGCGTGACCGGCTATACGTCGCAGGCGCCGCCCGGCATGACGCAGCTCATATCGCTCTTCCGGCTGAACGCCGGCGAATCGTGCATCGCTCGAGCGGCGACGACGAACATCTACGCCCAGGCGATCACGAGCGGCACGAATACGCAGGCGTTCGTCTCGTTCCAGATCTTCAGCCCATGAGCGTACGGTTCACGAGCGGAGGCGTCGGCCGGTTCGGCTTCGACGAGGCGAACGCGACTCTCGACGCCGCGGACGCGATGGTCGGCCGCTTCGGCGACTACGGGAAGCGGCAACGCATCGAGATCCCGAGGCCGATCGTCGCGCGGCTGACCGAGGATCTTGGCGACCAGATGTTCGAGCCTGGTACGGGCAACGTCACCTACAGGATCTGGAACTGGAAGCAGGTGCAGGTCGGACAGGGAGCGAAACGTAAGCGGATCGAGATCGCCGAGAGAGGAAAGCAGGCGACCAAGTTCGGCGACTCGCCGGCAGGACGTGCGATCCAGCTCGGCGGAACTGCCGCGGTCGGCGAGACCGTGATCCTCTTCCGAATGATGGCGAAGGACGGTACGCCGCTGTTCTGCTTCTCCGGCCGGTCGGCGGCGATCGGTGCTGCGTCGCTGCTCGCGATCACCGGCACGAGCGAGATCGTGCCGGGCATGTACCGATACGAGGTCGCGCCGCAATACATCAACGCGAGCGGCTTCCTGTCGCCGAACCCGACGCAGCCGATCGGCGTCGCGTTCAACGTCTACGAGTTGAGCGGGAACCACGACCAGCCGCTCGAGTTCGACGATCCACCGTCGCGGCTTCGCATCCTCGGTCCGGTGAAAGGTCCGGTCGTCGGCGTACTGTCGAGCGATCCGCGAGGTGATGTCGTCTGGACCTTCGAGGCGCCGTCGCCGCTCGGGCCGGAGTGCATCGGTCCGACGCCTGGCACGTTCGGAACGCTCTTGAACGGAGGCATCTGATGGCGCTCAGTCTTGCGCTCACGACGAACGACGAGCGGCTCTACGTCGTGCCGAGCGGCTCGCGGCAGGTCATGCACGCGATCTACATCGCGAACACGACCGCGGCTACGCGACGCGTCCGGCTGCATCACTGCACGCAGGGCAGGGCAAGCGGCACGGATAACGCGATCCTCTACGACGTGGCGATCGCGCCGAACGGGACGCTCATCGACTCGACGCGGTTCCCGATGTACGAGGGCGACGTGATTCGCGGCAAGGCAGACGCGGCCGGCGTCACCGTCACGTTTCACGGAGTGCCGGCCTGATGTCTGCCATCGTCGCGGCGATGGCGTGCTGCTGCGGCGCGAACCCGTGCGGCTCGCCTTGCTGCGAGCCGGGCGTGACCGAGTTCGGCATCTACTGGAGCGGATCGTTCCAGATCCTGTTCAACCCGTGCGAGTGCCTGCCTGACGTGCCGAACTTCATCTGTCCGTGCTACGGGCAGACGACGATCGATTCCGGCCAGGTCGGCCGAGGTCGGATCACGAGGACAGATCCGAATCCGTTCGCGCCGTGCGGCGAGTGTGGGATCGAACTCGAAGCCGTGGCGAACCTCGGGACAGGCTTCTATAACTGCCCGTGTGCGTGTCAATGGCAAGATCCGCCCGGCTCAGGACAGTTCTACACCTGCCAGCAGGTAGCGCCGGACTTCTGCGGTGCGTATCAGTGCCTTTCGGGAATCGGCGAACTCACGGCGAGCGGAGGCGTCTGCGACGTGCAGTTCGTGCCGATCGTCGAGTTCGGAGCCGACACCGCGTCGCAAGGTCCGACCGCGGGACGTTGGTACGTCGTGCTGCCGATCCGGTTCCTCGGGATCATTCGTGACGGCTGCTACGCGTCGAGCGGCTACGACTACTGCCACAACGATCCAGGGAGCGGAACTGGCGGCGTGAGTCGAGTCGGCACGCCGGACGCGAGCGGCGTGCTGTACTTGGGTCCGCAGGTCGCATATTGCGCCGATGGCCGAATCGACTACCGGTCACGCGTCGGCGACTACCTGCCGTTCAACGTGCAGACGTACCAAGCCGCGAACGAGACGCTCATATGGTCGCCTGGGACGGTGCATGTCACATGAGCGATCGGCCCGGCCTGATGCTGCGAGCGGTCGGCGGCGCGATCGGCATCGCGAAGGCGGTCGCGAGAGTCGAGCCGGCCGAGCCGGCGGAAGTCGCTCGACGCATCGCGATCTGCGAGGCTTGCCCGTCCGGCTGCTACCTCGAGCGGCCGAGCCGCTGCGACCTCGCGAAAGGCGGCTGCGGCTGCTTCCTCTCGGCCAAGTGGCGCATCGCTTCCGAGCGATGCCCGAAAGGACATTGGTAGGCTAGTCGCATGGCAGTCACGCTCACGGGAACCGGCGGTCTCTTCACGCGTCTCGGGAAGCTCTTCGGCCTGGCGAAGACGATCCGGACGCATCAGCAGGCGATCGCGCCGACCTCGGCGACCGCGACCAGCGGCGTCCGCACGATCTACTCGGTGTTCGCCTCGACGACCGGAACGCTTCCGATGGCGACCGATCTCGTGCAGGCCGTCGCCAACGAGGACATCGTCGCCGACGCCAGCCTCGGGACGCTGGTCGGCATCAAGGCCGCAGCCGAGCGGACGCTCATCGAGATGGTCGACGCCGACACGAAGCTCCCGACCAAGACCGTACCCGAGGCGATGCGCGAGCTCGCGTTTCAGATGAACCGAGACGGCGAGAAGGTTGCGGTGTCGTCCTTCACGATCGGAGCGACCTCGTACAACGCGGCGAACACCGGGAACGCGGTCGTCATCGTCTCGGACGAGGCTCCAAAGATCATCAAGAACAACGTGGTATTCGCGACGAAGGTCGCAGGCCAGCCGTACCTCCGGGCCGAGACGCTGACGTTCTCATGCGCCGAGGACACGAAGACCGCCGGCGTCGCCAGCGGCTCCGAGGTCTGGACCGTGACTGGCGACCGTTCGTTCCCGAACCTCGATCGGCGATGGCGAGCCGGCAGCGGGACCGCAATGCGGATGACCGCGACCTGCGGCGATCAGGACGCCGGAGGCTCGCCCGGCCTGAACCTGCTCACGAACAGCGACTTCGAGGTATTCGCGTCCGACGTGCCGGTGAGCTGGGAACTCGTGACCGGCACGGCGACGACTCACGTGGCGAGCAGCACGACCGCCCAGCGCGGATCGTACGCGTTGAAGTTCATCGGCGACGGCTCGACGCTGACGAAGGTCCGACAGCGGATGAACTACGGGAGCGGAACCTACGGCAAGCTCAAGGGCGACACGCTCTACCTGCTCTCGGCGTGGCTTCGGCAGGAAGGGACCGCGGTTGCCGGCACGCTGCGAATCTCGTTCCGCGATCAGACCGATACGGTGCTCGGCTCGATGACGGTCTCGGTCGCCTGGGGTAGCCTGACAACGTCCTACGTCAGGCACGGCTTCGCGGTCGTCTCGCCGGTCAACATTCCAGACGAGACCGACCTCGTCATCGAGTTGACGACGGCGCTCACCGCGACCGGCTCGATCCTCATCGACGAGGTAACGGTCTGCGAGATGCAGCGACTCGCGGCCGGCGGTCCTGGTGTCGCGATCGTGGCAGGCTCGACGGATAGCCGTCGCGGCGATCTCGCGACGGTCGCGATCTCGAACAACACGGTCGGCGAGATGAACCTCGAGCTCGACCGCATGTTCGGCCTGTACGAGAGCGGGATCTTCCTGCCGAGCGGAACCGGGACGAACGTCACCGTCGCGGATGCGTTGATCTCGTGATGCCGAGCCGGTAGGATTCCCGAGCCGACCGGCGCTTGCGCCGACCATCCATCCCGGAGCCTCATCCCCTCCGGTGCTGCCTCAGGCAGCAGTCATCTCCCGGCCTCGCGTCCTCTAGGCGCGGGGCCGGTTTACTTCCGCTGGGACACGTTGGTAGCAGCCGGGAGCCTGTCCGGTCCGGCCCGGCTCGGACGCGTCCTACGACGTTCTAGAAGGCTGGTTATCCGGACCTGTCAGAATCTAGGCCGATTTAGTGCGGCGTAGGGGTTGACAGGGCCGAAGGAGGCTGTATCCTCCACCTGTCGGCCTGATGAGCTGACCGCCGCGGGGTTCGCGGCGAAGCAGGAGATGACCGATGGACAGCGAACTCAAGAACGCGATTCACGCCGTGGCCAAGTCGATGCGCGACATCGACACTCGCAACGAGGTCAACCAAGTTGACATGATCTCGGGCGCGGTCCTGATGCAGGCTCGCATCCTCGTCAAGCACGGGCTTGCGTCGATTCGCCGGAGCCGCGGGAACGACGTGCTCGTCATCTCGGACGATGCTCGGCCGCTCTTCAAGGAGCTCGGCTGGTCGCTGAAGTACGGCTGACCGCTCACGGCTCGGCCGCGGAAACGCGACCGGGCCGCTTCGCCTGCGAACGTCGCAGGCTCGCACCGTAGGAGATGACCGATGACAAACCGACAATCTGCCGCGCTTCACTACGCGATCTACAACCTCGGGCAGCAGGCCGAACAGGCACGCGTGGCCGGACGCGATCGGCTCGCCGAGCAGCTCGATCAGTTCAGGGTCGACCTCGACAGCCTGCGAAACGATCTCGCGATGGCCAAGCGGACCGCTCGCATCGGAGGGACCGTCGATGTCGTGGCTTGACCTTGCGTGCTGCATCCTCGCCGGGATCATCGTGATCCCCGGCGTCTTCCTCCCGTTCGTGATCGAGGCCGGCAAGCGGGACGGAACCATCAAGACCGGCCATGGAGATGACCGATGACACCTGAACGAGTCGGAATGTTCTGCTTTGCGCTTGAGTGCGCCGCGTTCGAGTTGAACCAAGTCCGCAAGATGGCCGCCGAGGAGAAGCGATACGACATCGCCCTCAACATCGAGCGGAGGGTCGCGGAGCTCGACGAGCTCGCCAACCTGATCCGGGACGGCAAGATCGAGGAGGTCGTCGATGAAGCCTGAGAAGAAGACAGAGACGATCGCGGCGGCGTTCGCCGCGGCACTTGCCGAGATGCCGTCGCCGGCGCTCGACAAGGTCAACACCGCGTTCGGCCGGTTCAAGTACGCGAGCCTCGGCTCGTTCCTCGAAACGTGCCGACCGCACCTCGCCCGGTTCGGCCTCGCGCTCGCGAGCGACTTCGAGCCGATGCCGGACGGGAACCTGATGTGCTGGACCGTCATCCGCGACGCAAGCGGCGAGACGATCCGGCTCGCGCCCGTGCCAGTCCGCGTCGACCTCGCGAAGCCTCAGGCGACAGGCTCGGCGATGACGTACGCCAGGCGGTACAGCCTGTCGGCCGCTCTCGGCGTGGTCGGCGACGAGGACGACGACGGGAACGCGACGAACGAGCCGAAGCCGCAGCGGCAGGTCTCGATGCCGCAGGCTCACGCGGCGACGGCTCCGAAGCCGCAGGCGAAGCCGGCGGCGAAGCCGGTCGAGCCGGTCACGCTCGACGACGGCTGGGAACGCGTGACCGTCGAGAAAGTCGAGACGAAGGACGGCCAGTCGGCGAAAGGCCCGTGGCGTCTCTACTCGGTGTTCACGACCGGCGGCGAGCGATTCTCGACGTTCTCCGCGACGCACGGCGGACGGGCGCTCGAGCTCGTCGGCGTTGAGGCCGACGTGCTGGTGAAGGAGAGCGGCCGCGGGATCGAGTTGCTCGACATCCGCGGCGCGAAGTCGCATGCGAAGCCGGTCGCGAAGGAGGACGACGATGTCGAGATCCCCTTCTGATGACTCGCCGTCGATCTCGCCCGAGCAGTTCGCCGCGAGGTTCGGCATCAGCCGCGACACCGTCTACCGCTGGATCAAGCAGGGCCGGCTCTCTCCGGTCGCGATCGGTCCTCGCGTCTGGCGGTTCCGCCCGTCGCAGGTCGAGGCGTTCATCAACGAGCCGAAGCGCGAGACGCAATACACGCACATTGACGAGAACCCAGGCACGGCCTGGTCAAACCGAAACGAGGTGAACCGATGAGGCTGCTACAGATCACCGATGACATGCAGGCGCTCGACGACCTGCTCGCCGAGGTCGGCGGCGACGTTACCGATCCGAAGGTGTCCGAGATCGTCGACGCGTGGTTCGCCGAGATCGACGCGAACCTGACCGGCAAGGTCGACAACTACGCCGCGCTCATCACGTCGATCCGCGCTCGGGCGGATATCCGGCGTGCCGAGGCCGAGCGCCTCGCCCGTCGCGCCCAGGTCGACGAGGCGTCGGCGGACTGGCTCGCGGCGAGGCTGCTCGCCGCTCTGGACGCTCGAGGCATGAAGAAGCTCGAGACGGACCGGTACGCGGTGAGCGTCGTCGGCAACGGCGGGAAGGCTCCGCTGCTGCTCGATGGCGAGGTTCCGGCCGACTGGACGAAGACCGTCACGCGGACGGAGCCGGATAAGGAACGCATCCGGCTTGCCATCGAGGCCGGGCAGGCGTTACCGTTCGCCAGACTGGGAGAGCGAGGCAAGCGCCTCGCGATCCGCTGACTCCTCTCACGCCGGCCCGGTCGTCGCTCTCCTTGGCGGCGGCCGGGCCGGTTCTTCGACCGGATGATCGGAGATGACCGATGGAACGATGGATTCCCGTGGATGTCGACCTGTTCCGGAAGCCTCGCTTTGTGGCATTCTGCCGGACTCTGCAAGTAGGACGGTTCGAGGGAGCCGGTCGCGTGCTGGCGATCTGGTGCTGGGTTCAATCCTACGGGCCGCAGACGGCTTTAGACGCGTCCGCGGTCGACGAGGCTACCGGCGTACCTCCAGGCACGACGGACGCTCTAATCGCCTCTGGCTGGGCTACAGCGAATCGCCGGTCCGGCACGATCCGGTTCTCGTGGCCGGGCGAGACGCTGGCGGAGATCCGCGAGCGGCGGTCGGCGTCGGCTCGCCGGGCAGCCTCCGCCCGATGGCATCCAGACGAGCAGGCGGATGCGGATGCAATGCGACCGCATTCCGACTGCAATGCCAAGAGTAAGAGTAAGAGTAAGACCAAGACAGAAAACCAAGGACTGGAACCTAGCGGTTCCAGTCTTGTCCCTGTCGATGTCGAAACGCCATCGACCGGGACCGCCAACGAGCCGAAAGCCTCGCGAACCTCTCCGATCGAGTGGCATCCCGAGACCGGATTCGCAGGCGTCACCGACGCCGACCGGCGAGCCTGGGCGGCGGCGTATCCGGCGGTCGATGTCGACGCCGAGCTCGCCAGGGCGCACGCATGGCTCGCGGCCGAGTCGCCGTCCGGCCGCTGGCGAAACGTACGGGCCGGACTGCGGCGATGGATGGCACGAGGTCAGGCCTACGCGGACCGCCGCTCGAGCGGTCCCGAGTTGACGAAACGAAACGCCGAGCGCACACTGCCGCTCGGATGCTGGATCGACGCCGATGGCGTCGCTCGAACGGCGAGCGGCGCTCGGATGTACCGACCTGGAATGACAGGAGATGACCGATGACACCGGATGAACGCGCAACGCAACTACGGGCCGAACTCGCCGCTCTCGGCGTGCCGGCGAATGACATCACGCACCGACTGCTCGATCGCGTCGATCACTACACGCGAGCGGTCGACCTCGACTGCATGGAGGCGGTCGACACGATCCTCGCGCTTCGCGATCAGATCGTCGCCTATCGCACGATCGTCCAGGCCAGCGACGCCGAGAACGCGCGGCTCCAGGCCGCGATCGAGACCGCACGGCAGGAGGTCGACGAGATCAAGATCCGGCTCGAGATGATCCTCGGACCGATGCGAAAGGCGGTCGCGAATGCCTGATACCTGGAACGACACGCGACGCCGGATCGACATGCTCCAGCGCGAGTTCCGGTTGAGCCGCCTCGATCGCGCCGACATCTGCTGCCGGCTGCTCCGGCAGGACGTGAGCCTGAACCTGCCGATCGCCTGCGAGGCGGTCGAGACGATCCTCGCGCTCCGTCAACGCGTCGCGGAGCTCGAGCGCATCGCCGGAGAACGCGCCGAGCAGATCACCGAACTCCGCGACATGCTGCCCGAGGAGGTGACCGATGTCTGAACCGCTCACGATCGGTCGCAACATCGAGCGCATCCTCGGACTCTGGCCGAGCGCCGGACTCTCGGTCGACTGGATCGACCTCTTCCGCGACACGTTCCGCAACCTCAACCAGGAATGGCTCGCCGAGGCGATCAACCGCGTGAAGCTCCGGCGTGCGTCGCACGTGCCGGAGATGTCGTGGTTCTGGAACGAGTTCCACGAGATCAAGCGCGGCAACTCCTCGGCCGGTGAGCGTGCCGCGAAGACGCCGGACGAGCGAGCGGCCGAACGGGCCGCAGCGTTCGAGCGGATGCGGATCGAGGCCGAGCAGGACCGCGAGCGGATGCTCGCCTGGGTTCTCGGCAACCTCGAGCGGCTGCCGGCCGCTCGCGAGTACCTGTCGCGGTCGATGGTCGCAGTCGTCGTCGAGAACCTGCCGGACGATCCGCGTGCCTGGGGCGCGTTCCGGCTGGGCATGATCTGGGCGGCGATGCAGCCGGCCGAGGTACGGGCCGAGATCCTCGCGCGAGGTGCTGCATGAGCGACACCAGTCCGACCAAGCGCGAGCGCGCGTTCGTCGCCAGCGTGCAGGCCGAACTCGCCGGCGGCACGATGCAGTTCGATCGCGAGACCGTCCGCAGGCTGATCGCGGCCTACAACCGCGAGGCGTACCGGTTCGACTACCTCGCGACGGACATCGCGTTCCACATGCTCGACGACGACTCGCACCTGCCGACCATGTACGGCGAGTTCGCCTCGATGCGGAAGCGCCTCGCCGAAGCAGACGCGGTCGGCATGCGTGACCAGATTGAGCGGCACGACGCAACGGAGGCTCCCGATGGAACCTGAAAGACTGGCACACATCCTTGAGCAGATCTCGCAAAACCAGCGGTGGCGCAATGTCAGTTTTGCTGCCCAGGTGCTTTGGGATCGGTTGCGCGCGAGGTCCGTGGCCTGCCAGGTCATTGACGATCGACTGCACTTCTACGCGTACTCATGCGACTCCGCAACGCTGTCTTGGTTTGCCGGACATGCAGGCTGCACGATGCAGGTCGCACGCAGGGCGCTTAGAGAACTCGAAGCGATCGGCGTCGTTGAGGCGGGAACCGATCAGCATCGTGGCGATTACTACGCGGTCTCCACGAGCCTCTCGCATCTGAACAGCGACGACATCGAGGATCTGATCGCTCTGGGGCGGATCGAGTTTCGGGATCTCTTCAACAGCCTGTAACGGAGTCGACGCATGAACCTGAGTGGATGGATGTTCGTAAAGAACAATCAAGACAAGCCAGAGGCTTCGGTTTCGCTCGGGCCGCGAGCCGAATCGATGCAGTCATGGCCGTCCGGTCACTGCAAGATCACGCTCGACGATCAATGGCTCAGCGCCGTTCGAGCGGCTGCCGAGCATCTCGATCGCGTCATGTGCGGCGCACAACCGCTCGACGGACGAAGCGAGAACTACTGGGACAGAATGAAAGGCAAGCTCGGCGAGGCTGCGGTAGCGGTCTGGTTCGGAGCTCCGCGGTCTGTCCTGTTTGGCGATCCGCTCGATGAGGCCGATGTCGGACCGATCGAGGTCAAGTTTTGCAGCAGGGCCGATCCTCGGCTTCGCATCGCCATGAAGGATCGGGACCGGAAGATCCTTGGCCGTCCATACGTCCTGACAACTCCGGTAAAGCCGATGGAGTACGGGAGCGAGCAGTCATCGAACGATGAACTCCTCGTGCAATATCGCGATATCTGGATCGTCGGCTGGCGCCATGGATCAGACTGCGAACGATTCGAGCCGGAATCAAACCGGCCCGAATGGAGGATTCAGCCGAAGCACCTGAAGAACGTTTCAGAACTCAGGCGCAACCTTCAAGGGATCCAGCCATGACCGACATCGTCGACCGCCTGCGAGCGATGGCCGGGCCGATCGTGCCGAACGTCTGCACCGACGCCGCCGACGAGATCGAGCGGCTCACGAGGGAACGCAACGCCGCGGTAAGAGTGCTTAGAGGCGCTCAAGCTGAGATCGAGCGGCTAAGAGACCTCGTTGAGGAGGCCGCCAAGTGACCGGATACCTTCGCTCTCGGAGGTGTCGCGATGCTGCCGATCGACTTCGACGAGGAGGAATGGTTTGAACCCGTCGCCGAGATCCTCGAAGGTCTCGCCTGCGGACGCGTCCGACATCTGGCGACGCGGCGAGCCGATCGGCGTACTCGCCGTCCTGCTACGGGCAGGCGCTGACCGGATCGACGAGACCTGCCCGGCCATGCGAGCGCACGCCCGGACGATGCGGACCGCAGCCGACGAGCTCGTCGCCCTGCACGCCGAGAAGACCGGAGCGTTCCAGGCGCTCGAGCGGTCGCAGGCGCTCCTTGGAGATCCCGAGGAATGATGCGCGAACCGATCGAGATCGTCGGAAAGTGGCGCGACGCCGCCATGCAGAAGCCGGCCTGGCAACGGGCAAGAGCGATCGAACGCAAGGAGCGGCGAGCGTGGAAAGTCGTCGACGATCCAGACGAGATCGGAGCCTGGGGCGAGGCCGCGCTCTGCCAGTTGCTCGGAGTCGATCCGATGGTCGAGATGTTCAAGGACGATCCGACCGAGCCGGATGTCTGCGGCGTCGAGGTCAGGACGACGACGCATGCGAACGGGCATCTCATCATCCGACAGCCGCAGGCGACCGCCGACCACGTCCTCGCGGTCGTGTCGCCCGAGCGGAGGTTCGTCCGGCTCGTCGGCTGGATCACGCCCGAGGAGATCAACAACGACGACCGGTTCCCGTTCCGAACGGACCGCGGTCATCCGCCGGCTAGGTGGATTCCCGGAGCCGTGCTCGATCAGGACATCGGCGCGCTCTGCGTCCGCGTCTACCAGCGTCAGTTCGGGATCTCGATATGAGCCGCGACCGCGAGGAGTTCCCGTGCTGGCTCGCCGGCGATGCCAGGGGCGCTCTCGCGTACGACTGGGACGAGGTCGTCCTCGTCGAGACCGCCGAGAGCGGCTCCGCCTCGATCTTCCTGACGGACGGCTCCGAGTGGATCTTCCGGGCGGTCGAGCCGGTCCTCGACGCGTCGCAGTTCTTCTGCAAACTCGCGAAAGTGCTACCGTTACGCGACGTGACCGGCCGAACCGAACCGCCATGTTGAGACAGCCGGACGAGCCTCAGGACCGCCGAGCCGCAGCCGCGGCACGGATGCTCGATCTGAGGCCCGAGACCGGCGGCGAGCTCGCCGTAGCGCTCCAGGTGCTCGACGCGATCCTCGTCCGGCACGGCGAGGTTCGCATCCTGCGGATCGGGACCGCCACCGTCTGTCATGCAGGAGCCGAAGCCGAGGTCGGCGGCGACGGCCCGAATACCGTCGAGGCGATAGTCGCTTGCGCCTGCGATGCCGTCGTGAGCGAGGAGCGGAAGCACCAGCGACCGCCGGTCGAGCCTGACGCCGACGACTCCGAGGACGCGAGCCTCTTCACATGGTGAAGCGAGCGGCAGAGGTCAGGCTTGGAGACTGTCGCGAGGTCATGGCCTCGATGGATGCCGAGAGCGTGGACGCGATCGTCACCGATCCGCCGTACGGTCTCTCTTTCATGGGCAAGGGCTGGGATCACGGCGTTCCCGGCGTCGAGTTCTGGATGGAGGCTTTGCGAGTCGCGAAGCCGGGATCGCACTTGCTCGCGTTCGGCGGCACGCGGACCTATCACCGGCTCGCGTGTGCCATCGAGGATTCAGGCTGGGAGATCCGCGATTGCGTTATGTGGGTCTACGGCAGCGGCTTCCCGAAGTCGCACGATGTTAGCAAGGCGATAGACAAGGCGGCGGGAGCAGAGCGAGAAGTGATTGGGCCAAACCGCAACTACAGGCCGAACAGCGGAGCCATTGCCGATCCCGAGTGGTTCCAAGACCGCAGCAGCGGACTACTTACCGTTCCCGCCACTGAAGCGGCTCGTCAGTGGTCCGGCTGGGGAACTGCGTTGAAGCCAGCGTGGGAGCCGATCATTGTCGCTCGCAAGTCGCTCATCGGCACTGTCGCGGAGAACGTGGTCAAGCACGGCACGGGCGGGATCAACGTGGATGGGTGCAGAGTTGGCTACGACCGCGACGCAGACGACACCAGGCGAAAGGCAGACCCCTCGAAAGGTTGGTGCATCGGCTCGCCGACAAGTGGCAGCATGGACGATTCTGCCCTTCAAGGCCGCTGGCCTGCAAACCTTATCCACGACGGCAGCGATGAGGTGGAGTCGCTCACTGGTTCCGCCGCTCGCTTCTTCTACTGCGCGAAGGCGAGCAAGGCAGATCGGGATGAAGGGTTAGAGGCGCGCCCTGTCGTTCGAGTCAAGATGAATAACGGAAATGACGCGGACGGCGATCCCGTAAGCGACCGCTTTACGAAGATGGCTCGTAACACGCATCCGACCGTCAAGCCTACCGAGTTGATGCGCTACCTCTGCCGCCTCGTCACGCCGCCGGGAGGACTGATCCTCGATCCGTTCTGCGGCAGCGGCTCGACCGGAAAGGCGGCAGTCGTTGAAGGCTTTCGGTTCATCGGCATTGAACGCGAAGCCGAGTACGTTGAGATAGCACGAGCAAGGATCAGCGCCTTCGCAAAGGACGCGAGCCTCTTCACATGGTGACGGTCTCGCTTCCGCTCCCGGACCGCTGCCTCTCGCCGAACGCCCGTTCGCACTGGGCGGTTCGCTCGAAGGCCGCAAAGCGTCAGCACGCTGTCGCGTTCTTCGAGACCGTTGAGGTTCTCGAAATGCCCGGCGTATCGCTCGGGACAATGCCAAACCAGCAGCTTACGACTGACCAGAACTTCGGCGTCCGATGCCGATGGTTCTTCCGTGACCGCCGACGACGCGACGCCGACAACCTGCTCGCCTCGATGAAGCACGCGTTCGACGGCATCGCCGAGGCGCTCAAGGTCGACGACCGCACGTTCGTCCACTGGCCGGCCGTCATCGGATACGATCGAGATCGACCGAGGGTCGAAGTCGATCTATGGACGATCGGCTCCGAGGGTCAGGGAGCGACCGCGTGCCAAGCGTCACCGTCGAGCGTGCCGATGCCTCCGTCCTGATCGTTCGCGCCAAGGTCGCACCAGGCGACGAGCTGCGGTTCCTGATGCGGTCGGATGCGCATCACGACAGCACGCACGCCGACCGCTCGATGGAGGAACGGCATCTCCGCGAGGCCGTCGAGAGCGACGCGTACATCCTCGACTTCGGCGACCTGTTCGACGCCATGCAGGGCAAGTTCGATCCGCGACGCGGACCTGACCGAAGCGACCTGCGGCCCGAGTATTGGGAAGGCCACTACCTCGATCGGCTCGTCGATGTCGCGGCCGAGCGGTACGCGCCGTTCGCCGATCGCTGGGTGATGATGTCGCCGGGCAACCACGAGACGAGCGTCGGCAAGCGGCACGAGATCGACCTCACCGATCGGCTCGTCCGGTCGCTCAAGACCGCCGGCCGCGCTCCGCTCCTGCATCGAGGCACGTACGCAGGCTGGATTCTCGTCCGGTTCCACAACGAGCGAGACCCGAAGAAGTCGTCGACGTTCCGCATCTACTACCACCATGGCTACGGCGGCGGCGGCCCGGTGACTCGCGGCGTCATCCAGACCGCGCGCATGGGTCTCTACCTGCCCGACGCCGACCTCGTCGTGAGCGGTCATACGCATGACGCCTGGACGATGCCGATCGCTCGAGCGCGTGTCACCGATCAAGGCAAGGTCCGCGAGGACCGGCAGACGCACGTACGCATCGCCGGCTACAAGGGCGAGTTCCTCGACGGCGAAGGCTGGGCGATCGAGCGCGGCATGCCTCCAAAGCCGCGAGGAGCCGCATGGCTGACGCTGTCGTATCAGCACGGGCAGCGATGCCGAATCGAGACGCGGATCGACGAGGCGACGTAAGGTAAACTCCTGCGATGCCGATCCGGTACTTCAAGTGCCATACGCTGCCGTTTCCGTCCTATGACGTGTCGCTGATCTCGACCTCGTTCGACAGCGTCGACGTTGCATGGAGGAACGGACCTCCCGGCGCCTACTCGGCGATCACGACGCACATCGAGTACGAGCTGCTCAGCCCGTCGAGCGGTACAAGCGCCGTCACCGCTGCCGGCACTGCCGTCGCCGCGACGTTGAGCATCGCGGCCCTGACTGTCACGCGGGATTGCAGCGTGCGTCTGCGTCGAGAGAACGCGGACGGATACGGCGAATGGACGCCAGCGGTACAGATCGCGACCGGGAGTAGTACGACGTGAACGACTGGATGCCGATCGTCCTTCAGTTGGCGAGCGTCCTGCTTACGATCGGCGGCACGATCGCGGCCGTCTCGACTCGCATGGCACGGCTCGAGGGACGGATCGAGAGCCTCGCGACCGAGATCCGAAAGGACCGCGAGCACGTCGAGCATCGCATCCGGCAGCTCGAGATCAGCCTCGGCCAGGTACAGAGCGAACTCAACCGGCTCGCGTACCATGTCGGACACCGAAACGGCCGCGAGCAGCGGCAGGAGAACGGGCATGAATAAGAGCTGGAGAACGACTACCCTCGGCATCCTTGCGATCGTGACCGCCGTCGCCGGCTTCGTGAAAGCGACCATCGACGGCGATCCGACGACCGAGCCGGACATGGCCGCGCTCGTCGCCGCGATCTCGGCTGGTATCGGCCTGCTCTTCGCGAAGGACGCCAAGGTCACCGGCCTGCCCGGCGGCCCGAAGGTCGAGCCGTGACGTGGTCGAGATCCTCGCGGCTCTGGTTCCGTTCTTCGTGGCGCTCATGGTCGCGCTGCTTGACCGTGCAGATCGCCCGGCTCAGCCTCGCGTCGGCGGCGGCTATGGTCATGCTCATGCCGTCCGGCTGCTGCTCGACAAGTTCAGGCCGCGATCCGATGATCGTTCCGACCGGTGAGCCGATGCTCGTCATGGAGGGATCTGGTCGCGTTCGCCTCGCGGCGATGAACGCGAAAGGAGAGTGGATCGACCTCGGCTGGAAGGACGCATCGACACTGCCCGGCTTCACGGTCGTACAATACGACTGGTCGGAGCCGAAGCGGTGAATCCGACGCTGCGTCGCATACCGTCGACGCTCGGCGAGGACGAGATCGTCCAGGCTCCGCAGTACCTGGCGATCATGGTCGAGGACGGGCGAGCGATGCCGTTCGGCTTTACCGGGATCGGCTACGACGCCGGCTCGATTACCGCGGCGTTCGAGAACGTGACCTTCGACTTCGGCTCGATCACGTCGCCGTCGAGACTGCCGATCGACTTCGGTACGATCTAGGCCATGCCGCTTCAGTTCAGACGAGGTACGGATGCTCAGCGGACCGCGATCACGCCGGCCGCAGGCGAACCGATCTGGGTGACAGACACGCAGGCGCTGTACGTCGGCGACGGTTCGACCGCCGGCGGCATCGAGATCACCGGCGGCGGCGGAGGAGGCGGAGCGCCGACGAACCTCTCCTACCTCGTCCTCACGGCCTCGACGAGCCTCTCGGCCGAGCGCGTGCTGACGATCGGAACCGGCCTCGCGTCGACCGATGCCGGAGCCGGTGCGGCTCTGACGATCGCGATCGGGACGCACGCGGCGTCCTACATCAACTCCGGGACCGTCGCGCTCGCTCGAGGCGGTCTCGCCGCTGACATCTCGACGACCGGAGGAGCCGGTCACGTCCTGAAGCAGACGAGCGCCGGCGGCGCGGTCAGCGTCGCGGCTCTGGTCGCGACCGATCTTCCGACGCACAATCACGTCGCCTCGAACATCACGAGCGGAACCCTTGCGCTCAGCGTCGGCGGTCTCGCCGCTGACATCAGCACGACGGGCGGAGCGGTCCACTACCTCAAGCAGACGGCGGCCGGAGCAGCGGTCAGCGTCGCAGCCATCGCGGCGACCGATCTCCCGACGCACAACCACGTCGCGAGCAACATCACGAGCGGCACGCTGGCGCTGTCGATCGGCGGCCTCGCTGCCGACATCTCGACGACCGGAGGAGCGGTCCACTTCCTGAAGCAGACCTCGGCCGGAGCAGCCGTCAGCGTCGCCGCGGTCGCCGCTACCGACATCGGCACGAGCGGCACGCCGTCGACCTCGACGTTCCTTCGAGGCGACATGACCTGGGGTACG